GGTAGTTGCGGGCAGCCAACTCTGTCATGTCGCCACTGTCGTTATACAGATAAACCTCATCGCCATTGCTTAGGCCGTGGCTAGCTGCGGTGAACACCCCAGGGTTTGCCTGCGTGACAGCCGTAACTGTCTTCTCGCTGTCTTCCAAAACCTGCAACCCATTGCGAAAGACGCGCATATACTGATCGCCAAATTCAAGCGCATATGTGTCTGCTGTCTTGAACTCAAATGGAATGAGCCGGGTCACGCTTGAGCTGTCTTTAACTTCCCCAAGATATTCTGTACCCGGACGGCGCGTCACGCCGCCGTGTGGCTGCACAATCATGTTGGTAAGCTCTGACAGCCCCTCGCGGTACTTTTCAATCGTCACGCGCCCTTCTAGGCGCGGTGAGATTTCCCCTGCGGTGAATGTGCTAATCGCTGGTGCAGATCGCGCCATTTAGAACCTCGCTTCAATAAACTCGCTGGCCTCTAGTCGCTGTGGCGCACCTTCGGTTCCGTCTACAAATGTTGCCTGTTTCAGCTTATCAGAATACTCAGCAGCCATCATCTGCTTGACTGTGTTTGACCCTGTGATCGCATAGCTGATTTCAAACGCCAAAGACGCAGCCAAGACATCTATCAATGTGGCATCGTACTCTTGCGGGTCAGTCACCCGAGCAACATACTTAATCTTTACTGTGCCTTCATCAGACAGCAGCTTGCGACCTTCAATGACAAACACTGGGCCGCCTGTGTTACTAAACATATTATCCTGCGGATACGACAATGTGCCGTTGCTAAATTCTAGCACGCGCAAGCAATATGGATTTGTTGGGAGTGCGTATTGATTTGCATAACCGAATGCAGGCGCTTCTGTCTCTTTCGCCAGCTCGGCTCTGCGGATCAAACAATTCCAAGGATGCGCACGGAATACGCTATCGCGCACACTGTCGAAACGCTGATTGATCAATCGCGCTGGCTTACTGTTTTCGTCAAAACTTGAAATGTTATTCGCACCCAAGCTGTTCAGCGCGTAGTTCGCAATATCAACCGTACTGGTCATCAGCTATCTCCATGTAAAAGAAGGGGCGGCGAACCGCCCCAACTTATTTACTCTTCGCACAAGACTTCTACAACCTTTGCCTCTTCCATGCGTGTCGCACCTAGAGTTTGGCAGTAGTAGACCTGTGTTGCGTATGATTTGTCAGCACGCTCATCAATGCGAGCTGTAGGCTCTTTACCCATCGCAACTTTGATGCCGTCCTGCGCCCATGCAAAGCAGCGGCGGTCAGTAGAAGCATCAACACCAAGACGGTTTGTTACGATAAAGTTGAAGCCAACAAATGTGTTGATTTCACCCATCGCAAGCGCCTTGACTGTGTTGTAGTCGCTTGATGTTACTGTTGTGTTGTTCAACAAGTCAGTGACCTGCTTTGGAGACACAGCAATGTAACGTGGGATTGATGGATCAACATCACCAGCATCCAAGATTTCTTTTGCTTGGATAAGCTTTGCAAGCGTCAAACCAGATGTCGCTGCTGCGATCTGGTTATTAGTTGTGTCAAATGCTGTTGTTGTTGTGCCTTCTTTACCTGTAGACGCATCGCCCAACGCGGCTGTGATGATCACATCGTCCATCGCGCGACCCATCGCAGCGGCTGCTGCGCGTGAGTAAGTTGATGTCGGATCAACAAGCATGCGGATTTTGTCCTGATCGTCGATCAAGTCTGCATACTCATAGTCAGCCATTGTGACCATGCGGCGTGAGTGTGGAGTGTCGATCAATGGTGTGTCGCCGTGGCGGGTTGTGCGCACTTGCGCTGCCGCTGAACCAACCTGATCAAAGAAAGCTTTTTCGCCATTTACGCTTTCAACATCTACCGCGTTACGCAGCAGAGAACCCATTTGCTGTGACAGCATCTGGATATTTGATGAAAACTGATTGACAAAAGCTGTAGTTACTTGGGTAGACATCTTGTCACCTCCTAGCTAAGTTTCAGTTTTTGCTGCGCTTGGTTATCCCTTGCGGGGCCGTGCTACTGCTTAGGGCAGCTACTCCACTTGAGTACAAGCTTATTCGTGGGCCATATGGTTATCCACTATAAGAACTCTCGAAGACGCAACACTTCTTCAATGTATGCATCATGTTCTGGATGCATCTTATCAAAATAAGGGCCATCTCGTCTAGTCATCTCTGATATGCGAGATTTTGCTTCCTCGGGGGTCATTATTAACTCTGTCGGCTCGCCAACCAAATTGTCTTCGCCGATCTGTTCTGCAAGATTTGCGAACATCCGAACAACGTCAGGGTGATCCCCAAGCATCCGTCCGTCCGCAAGCTGAACATTTTCAAACATCTCCATGCCTTCGTTGCCCAGCAAAGTGCGTGCAGCGCTCTGAGCAAGCCCCATACGCTGCTCAAACGCTTGTCCGAACTCAGAGCGCAATTGTTGCTCTGCCTCAAACACAGCCTCTTCTGTGCGCGTCTGCGTGGCTGTCTGAGCCTCTGTGCCAGCTTCATTAAAGAAGTCAACGATCTTGCTCAACTGCCGAGGCTGCAAGCCTGCTTCCCAAGCAACCTGACGAAAACGAGCTGTCTGCTCGCTGTCAGCATCATCGCCAAAGTTGGCATCGTAGCCATCTGCGCTATCTGGGCGACCAATGGAGCTGTAAAACTCATTGTACTGGTCATCAGTCCAGCTCTTGCCGGGACGCGCCACCTTATCAGCACCAATCATGCGCTGGGCGTTTACATAACTCTTTGCCAACGCTCCGGGGTCAGTGAACGTGCGCAAGCTTGGCTCATTGCGCAAGTCTTCTGGTAAACTTTCCAAAAAGCTAACTGGTGCCTCTGCAACAGCCTCTTGAGATCCAGTATCTTGGATTGCCTCTTCGCTCATACTTTATCCTTCTCTTCGGACAACATTCTGACGATCAGCAGCACAGCCGCGCGTTGTCCTTCATTAAATGCAGTTTCATAAGGATCGCCAGAAAACGTGGTTGCCTCAAACCCAAATCGGGTCTTGAGATCACTCAATACTTGCGCACCGTCATCTGTATTGAACGTGCGCCGATAGGCTAGTTTTAAATCTTCAACCTTCTTCATTCTTGAGCAGCCTTAATCAGCGGGGCAATCTTGCCGCCTGCTTCAGCCGCCATCATCTCTTGCTGCATCTGCTGCTGCATCGCTGCCTGCTCGGCCTGCTGACGGCGCACCTCTTCTACCTCTGCCGTGCCGCGTATCACACGCGCTGGCAGGCCAGCAGTCTCAACCAAATACTGCACCATCGCATCGCCATCCAAATAATCCGTAACAGGCGCAACTTGGCTAACTTGCAGCAAAATCTCAAACCCACGCAGCATCGCTTGCAAGTCTGTAAGCTTCTGAGCCTTGGCAAGAGGTGAAACATACTCTATGTCGATGTCCTGACCTTGAAGCTCCTCGGGCGGTGCTGGGAGAAGGCCCGCCCGAAGGAGCAATGCAAAGGAGCGAGAAATAAGCGGTTGGAGCAGTTCTGCTTGAAGGCGACCAAGGACAGGCCCAAGCAGCCGCATTTTCTCTTCGTTCCTCTGCAATACTTCTGTCGCAGTCATGTTGGCACCTTGGCCCAACAACAACTGGTCAACATAAAACGCCTGCCGAATAGCATTGCGGCGTTGCTCTTCCATATTCAAGCCCAAGGGATTGTTTGCGCCAATGTTCAATGGCTCCAAACGATCCCTTGTGCCAGAGCGGTAAAAGTTTAATGCGCCAGGCGTTGTGCGCACTGGCATCATAAATCCATCATCAGGCACCATCAACGGCGGGTCAATCTGCTTCTGCGCAGCCTTGATTGTTGTCTCAGACATCTTGTTCAACATCTTAACGTCAGGCAAGGCAGTCATGGCAGGGCTGCGTCCGTACATCGAAACACTGTCTTTTACAAATCTCGGACACATAAACGGAAACTCATCAAAGCCGCCCTCTGACAGCAAGTCCCGGTTGTCTGCTAAGTAATAAACAGAAGCGACAGGCTTTTGCTTCGCCAGCTTGCCTTTCGCCTCACCCCGAGGGAATACTGCATGAATAACCTCATGCTCTTTGTAGGGATCATCTTCTAAGTCTTTTGCCACAGTCCTTGGTAATGTCGCCCCTGGGAACTGCATCGCAATCGCACGCGCAGACAGCTTAAACTTGCGGTACACTGTATCAACACGCCCATCAGGATCTTCACTTATGCAAATCTCGGCAATGTGACGACACGCAAACCGCAGGCCATCTGCCTCAGCAGAAACATAAAACGCACCAGTGCCAAACACCACCAAGTCATAATACAACTCATGGATCTCTTGCTGAAAGTTTGACCGATTAAAATGCTGGTACATCTGATCCATGCACAGCTCTAACCACTCATTCGCAGCATCATCGCGCTGCAAACCCGGATTACGATACCGCATTGAAAACCACGGCGTGCTTGGCGATGTCAGCATGCCGTGCAGGCTAGATGCCAAAAGCTCAACAGCGTGGATCGCCGTGCCGTCATAAATCAGCTCAGTGCGCTTGTCGCCCTGCGTCCGTTTTTTCGTAATGTCAGCCTTGCGCGGCAGCATAAAGTCTGCCAGCTCTTGCCAGTGCTTTTCCCAGTTAGACCGCTGCGATTGCAACGTCTTATATCTCTTGTCCAAACGCGCAACGAGCGGATTAACTTGTACCATTACATCATTCCATAACTTGTCATTAATGTACGCTTAGGACGCACCTTTTTGTCTTTCAAGCCCTCTACAGCCCCACCTTGCGTCCGACCAGCCATCTTCTGCTGCGCACGCTCTAACGGATCAACTGTCGCCTGCCCCAACATCGCGGCAGGCTGGGCAGCGTTGCCGCCCATCAGTCCAGCTATATTCGTCAGCTTTTTTTTCTCAATCAACATATTATCGTCCAATCAATGCACGGCGGCGGCGGGTCTGCCCCTCTTCCTCGCCAGAACCTAAAAGACCGCTAGGCCTCGTCAAGATTGTTGCGCGGCGACCCTTCTTCTCAAACTCGATCGCTTTATCCTCAGCAGCGCCAGTAGACGTTGTTTGAGGTTCCGTACTTGTTACAGCGTCAGCAGCGTCTTTGAGTTTGTCACCTGCCTTGTCAACGTCAGTTTCAGTTGTTTCAGTTGTTTCAGTTGTTTCGTCGTCGCTTTCTGTTTCTTCAACAACATCGGCAAGAAGATAGCCTGCTTCGTTGCCACCCCAGTCCTTACCTGCTTCCGCCGCCGCTTTCATACTTTGCGCCGTCCGAGCCTGGAAATTATTAATTTGTGCTTGCGTATACCCCGCATCAGCTAATGCCTCTGCCTGCTTTTCCTTACTCATGCCAAAAGTTGACAAACCCATTTTTATATCTTGGGCTAAATTTTGAAAGCTGCCTTTAATAGCAGAACCTATATTACCGCCATACACGCTTTCATTGAAACCACTAATTACTGCTGAATCGCTTCCTCTTATGGCTTCATTTTTAGCTTTGTCATCTATTGCCTTATCTTTCTTTCCAGCGGCTATTGCCGCTCTATACGCTGCCACTTCCTTTGAGCCACCCCTCTCAGGAGGATCAATAAAGTCTGGCTGCGCACTAAGCCCATAAGCGTTCCAATAAGAGGGGCTAGGATCATCATATCCCGA